AATTTTAGATAAGATGGAAATACATAGTTGCGAATAGGATAATCTGTTTTTCTAATATACTCAGCATAATGATCCAGGCTCTGATTATTATTAGAATAACAATCAATAATAAATATAGCTCTGTTTATTTGTTGTATAAATAAAATGCTAGTATCATCAGATATACCTAAATCAAAGTAAACATCTACTGGATATGCGGGATCAAACGGATATTTTCCTATCTGCTCCTTCTCTTCCATCTTATCTAAAATTTTACCATAGACAGTACCAGATACATTTGCAGTCCAGCTGCACTCAAATTCTTGTTGATACTGATCTTCTGTCATCAGATTTCTAGCTTCTTGCAGCTCCGTTTCTGGTATTAATTTAGTTTCGCTAGCTTTGTGAATACAAGTATACCAGGCTGCATCACCTTTGGCTTTTTCATACAAATCATAAAATGAGTTCATTCCAGCTGGAGTTCCTATGAAAGCAACACCACCTAATCTATCTGCAACAGCTGGTCTAATAATCTCTGGAAACATTCTTTCATCCATCTGTGCATACTCATCACAGAATACCTGGTCAAAATATTGTCCTCTAGCGGAGTCTGGATTTTCAGCACCAAACAAAGTAACTCTAGCTCCCGTAGGGAAATCAGCTCTTAGTTCTGTTTCATTAAACTTCATACCAGGTACTTTCCTGGAATAATGTTTTAGATAATCCCAGGCAATCAACTTTGCCTGGACTCTAGTAGGAGCAAAGAAAGCACCTCTAAATGCCTTTTTTTTGCTCGTCAGAGCCATTTTAATTAAGTGGTTGATAGAAAATATAGTCTTACCTCCTCTTCTGTGCATAACGCAAACGGAAAAGCGGTATTTATCTAATGCCTGATGTAATGCTTTTTGCTGTGGTCTTGGTGTGTATGGTATAGTTATTGTTTTCAATGATAAGTAGTTTCCTCATCTAACAACTCTGGTACGAATTCAATATTCAATTGATTGCATAGAGCTTCCGCTGCATTAATCATACCGAGATCTGTTTCAAATTTACCTAGAATTATCTTAAGTTCCTTTGTTTTATAATCAACAACAACTTTACAGAGAATGTGTTTGTCTATGTCCAAGTGTCTTGTTCTCCCATATTATATATATACACACACGCACGCCGCATTTTTGGGGTATCGCAAAAAAAAAATCTGCAAAATCTGGCTGTATTTTTGACTTTTTTGAGCTGCGTTCCTATAATAGATATTATGCAACAAATAATTCTATATTTATCAAGGTTTTTTGTTCTGCGACATTCTTGACTACTATATCTAGTGGGTGCTTTTGTTCGCATTTTGTTCTTTTTGCTCCGAACTTCTTGTCGTGCGTGCGGGAGCTGTCGGTTTATCTTCTGTGCTGGCATCATCTTGCCAGATTACCTTGATAATTGGATCTCCTTCATTGACAACTGTTTGCTTATCACCGAAAGTTGAGATCAACTTAGCTGCCATCCATCGTGCATGATGCAGCCTCTCACGATACCATTGAACTTTCTGTGGCTCTACTTCTTGTTCCAATAGGTCTTGCATCTTATCAAGCCAAACCATTGTACCAATCCTTCTGGCATCAAGTACCTGGTCTTTAAACTTCTGGTCATCCTTCATCCATTGGTGAACCTGGGTAAGACCAGGCATTGCCTTATCAACACAAATACTTGTTAAGCTGTTACCGAGCTGCAGCTTCTGAATTATCTTGTCGTATGTAGCTTTTGATTTCTTCATCTGTTTTACCTCTGAACTGTACTAAATTCTTATACGCTTTTATTTTCCCTTCAAATGAGGTAGCTCCAGTAGATTTACCGCCATGATAACGACAGATCCAACGACCATTTTTACATAAAATACCTTTAGCCTGGCATTGTTTCCCATCGTATTTTCTTCTGGCTTGGCAAAAAACCTTTTTACTTGGTCTACCTACCATTTTTTTTATATTCCCGAATGATACCTAAATGCTTGGCAATTGCTATAGCTTTATTTTTGGTTGATGGGTTGTCGTAAAGTTTTCGCCAGGCTTTAGTTTTATTGTAGTCATCAGTCTTACGCATCATTCGAGCTTCAATACTATCTGGGTGATTATATGGTTTTTTATTACCATCAACTACAGCTCTGTAGTTTGGGTTCATGTTCTTTGTAATGCTGCCTAATATATTTTTTACTTTATCATCCATAGTTAATTCATTAGTTAATTCATTAGTTAATTGGTGTGTCTTGTGTGTCGGGTAAAAACGACCAGTTTGTCGGGTATTAACGACAAGATTGTCGGGTGATATATCGTAATTAATTTTATATTCTGATGCTCTGCCTGGATAACCTTTTTTAATTTTTGATATATAATCATAATCAATCAATAGTTTGATAGATCTCTGAACAGATCTAATATGCAATCCAGTATCATCAGCTAGCCTGGCATGGCTAGGAAATAATTTTTTAGTTATGTTATTTTCTCTATCAAGTAAGAAAAAATAAACACATCTAGCAGCACTATCTATTCTTTGATCCTTGTGTATTTTCTTTAACAGTTTCCATTTGTTTTTCATAAATGTTGTATTCTATCCTCTCACACCTGGAGAGCCAGGATTTATAAATACTGTGCCTTCTACCAGTATCAGTAATCCTATTTTTCTCTATAACCAGGTCTGCAGCTACCACATAATAATCTTTAGTTTCATCAATAATCCAACCGCAGCTCTTGCAGCTGGCTAGTCCGATATGACTCTCCCGTAAAGTTTTCCAACCATTTTCATCCTCCTGGGGATCTTTCCAGGAAAAGATTGCAAATTTTGGATTACCCTTGGAAGAAATCATTTGGCTGCACACTACCCTCTGTAGCTGTAACTATTTTTTTCATATTCGTTGATGATGGTGTTGAACCTTTACACCAGCGGTGAACGAGTCTGCCAGGATTAATGCCTTTTAATCCCAGATGTGTAGCTAATTTTGCGTATGATAAATTCCTATCCCTTCTGTATTGTTCTAGTTTCATAGCATCTATGTCTATACTAAAAATAATTAATTTCAAAATAAAAAAATTTTTTTTTATTCAGGGGTTGTAATCGTAGCATTAATTGCTATATTTATTATAGATGTTAAAACAAATCAAAAACGGAGGTAAAAAAATGGACATCATGTACGGACACGATAACTTCGAAAACGCTTACGAAGTAGATAACTATCCCTGGGGATTTAGGTTCAAGACAAAGCGTAGATACTGGATAGAAACAAAAAAAGGTTTTGGTGACAGATTAGTCTTTGCAACTTTAAACCCAAAGAACGGGAAATGGTGTAAGGCAAAAGCTGGTACTTACCAACCAGTCCAGGTCTTGGCAAAAAATGAAGAAGGTCATGTCTTTGGTTATGGTCTTGGACTCTGGAGAAAAAACGAGGATATCGCTGAGTTCTTAGACAATGTAGACTGGCAAAAACTTAACGAGATCCAGCAGAAAAAAATCTGCGAGGTCAGAGCAGTAAACCAGGTCATGAAAAAGGTTGAGTTCAAAGTCGAAGCAGTAAGATACGAACCAATCATCTTAGGTCAAAAAACTCCAGAACAGCAAAAACTAAGAGAGCAAGAGAGAGCTAGACAGGAAGCCAGAAAACAAAAAGAAAAAGAAAACAACAAATTAATAAACAAAGCAATCAATTATCAATATGCGGTTTGCTTAAAACAAAATAAATTACTTTAGGAGGTGCAATGAAAAAACAAAAACTAAACCAGTATCGAAAAAAATTATCAAAGATTGTTACTGGCAAGATCAAAGATCCAGGCGTTAAACGCCTGGTCATCAAGGAGTACCAGGTCGGTACAAACGGAAAACTAAAACTACAAAAGATCAAGGAGGATCTGTACTAATGAAAATAGAACTTAAAATTGATAACCAGGTTTTACCATTATCTGAAAAAGAAATCAGACTGGTTGAAGATGGTTTGTATAGAACTGTAATGACATACAGATATGAAAGAGCAAAAAATATCTGTAAAGAGGAAGATGGATTTACAATGAACGAGCTTGGAAAATCTATTTACAAATGCGAAGAAGAGATAGAAAAGCTCAGAGTAAAAATTGATGATGCGATTGGAGGTGCATAATGGGTGAAAATCAAATCTTAGAAAACAAAATGCAAGAAGCCTACGACAAAGCTATCGACAGTTTAGCCAGATATAAATTTGAAATGTTTGGCTACTGGAGCAGCAGCTGGGTAAAATACAATCAACTCTGGGGAGAATTTGGTAACAAAAAAAAACCAAATCCATTTAAAAATTTAGTTCAAGGTGCAAAATCTCAACAGATTAAAGACCAAGGGGTAAAACAATGCTTAACGATTTATTAACAATCATAGTTCACCTGGGGATGGCTGCGGTCATCCTCTGGTTAATTTATGAATTTTT